GACACTTGGGGCGGTTGGATCGACCTGACGAAGGAAAAAATCTCTGCGGGCGAAGCGGCTCAACCGAACGGTTACGGATTGAGAGACTATGCGGAGGAGATTGATCGGATGGAATCGATCTGCGATGGCGAAGTCATTCGGATAATCGACCCCAGACTCGGAGCGGCCTCGTATCAGAAGGCCGAAGGCTCGAGCAACATCATAGACGACCTGGCGGATGAGGACATCATCGTTCAACCGGCCGAGGCGTTGGACATCGAGACGGGTTTGCAGGCGATCAATAATTTATTGGCATGGGATCGGAGCGAGCCGATGTCCTTTGACAACCGGCCCAGCCTGATGATTTCGGACGAATGTCAGAATTTGATCGCAAGTATTCAGGCGTATGAAGTGGGCGATTTGAAGCACCCGGCGAAAGACTTCGTCGATTGCGTGAGAATGTTTGCGGTCGGGAACTTCGAGTATTTCAGCGAGGAGGATATGCAATCCACGGGAACGGGAGGTTATTGACATGGGCATAGCGAAAAAATGGACTAAATTGGATCGAGATCAGGTGGTTTTGCTACGAAAGGGCGGCATGACTTGGCCGAAGATAAGCAAGCAAACGGGCATCCCTCGATCAACTTGCATCGGAATTTACAAGGAGGATGCAATCATCGTGGAGGAGGTGACGAAGGTCGAGCCTCCGAAGGAAGAAATCGAGGAGGCGTTCGTTCTGAAACACGTGCCGAATCCTCGACTCATGCTGATCGGATTCAAGGGGCGAGAAGGTTTTGCGAGGTGCGTAAAAAAGCCGGAAGACAATCGCCCGGTCAAGAGCGTCCTTCTCGTCAAACGGGTGGAAGATGACCTCTACCGGCTCGTATAATGAACCTCGGGATAAATTCGAGTCACGCATCGACTCGTTGTTGCGGGAAATGGTCGTCGAAGAGGCCATCGGGGCGATTCAGGACGATCGGGACGTTCGTTCGTTCAGTCTTCAAGAGATTTCGGACTACGTCGGGCTCGGCGTCACGACTCTTTTTTCCATCGAACAGGAAGCCCTGAAAAAATTTAAAAACTTAATGATAGCTTTGGAGGAGAAATAGATATGGAAGACGAAACGAATGGCTTGAGCGTTCAGGAATTCAGCGAGAAATCGCCTGACGTGGACGAATTGAAACGAGACTTTGACGATGCGAAGGCGAATCTTAGCTTTTGGATGGACAAGGCGGAGGACGCGCGGGAATGCCGCTTCAACGAATGGGCGGGCAAGAACGACACGGGCAAGAAGCTCGGTCCCGAAGCTTTTCCTTGGGACGGCGCTTCTGATTTATCGCCGCACCTCATATCGCCTTTGATCGACGGGGACGTTGCGTTTCTCCAACAGGCATTGACTCAGGCGAACTTGGTGGCGGCCCCCGTCGAATCGGGCGACGTCGCCTCGGCCAAGCTGGTGACCGAATTCCTTCGATGGCGAATGGGCTCTATGGAAGAGCTCGGCCGGGAAGCCGCCATCGGCGCGAATTACTTGCTTCAGAACGGCCTGACTTTTTTCGGTACGAGTTGGAAGAGGGAAACGACTCGAGTTTTCCGCTCGATCAACTTGGAAGAGATTGCGGCTCAATCGCCCGAATTGGCGATGGCTATCGAAGATCCCGAAATGAAGGATGCGGTGGCCGAAATGTTTAAACAAGCCTACCCGAAACTGAAGAAGGGCCGGATCAACCGAGTGATCAGAGAACTTCGTGAGGACGGAGTGAGCGAAATTCCGACCGAAAAAGTGGTCGAAAATCGCCCGTGCGTGAAAGCGTACGAGTTGGGGAGAGAAATCATCGTGGACAGCAACGTGATCGACTTGGAATCGGCCCGGGCGATCTACTGCATTCATTACTTCAGCCCCGAAGCGTTGAAGCAGAAGGTGAATGACGGATGGGATGCCGCTTGGATTGACGAATTGCTCGAGAACTCGAAAGGAACCTATACGGAGGAGAGTTACTCGAACAACCTGATGACCTACGGCTCGACCAGCGGATACGGGGACGAACATTATGACGGCATGGTTCGAGTGGTCGTCGCCTATCGGAAAGAGATCGACCCGATGGACGAGGTGCCGGTCGTCACGCAAACCGTGTTTGCCGACGAGGTCGAGGGTTCGGCTTACCACAAACCCATTCAATATGACGAGGGGAGGTTTCCGTTCGTATGCATTACGAGGGAAAGCCTGAATCATCGTCTTCTTGACTCAAGGGGCTACCCTGAAATTTTGAAGGATTACCAAATTGCGGTAAAGACCGAGATGGACGCCAGACGTGACCGTGCCTCGATGTCCACGGTTCCCCCCGTCGAATATATGGCCGGAAAAAAACCGAATGCAATCGGGCCGGGTAGTCAAATTCCCGTGAGGAGAAGGGGAGAGGTCGGGTTCATGGAGATCCCGAGATACAGTCCTGCCTCGATGGAAGTCGAAATGCAACTCAGGCAGATCGCCAATCGCATGACCGGTCGGGCCACTTCGGATGCGGATGCGGTCGAGGCGAACGTTCTTCGTCAGAACTTGGTCAATCGATGGCTGATGGGCTGGAAGCAAATCCTGAAGCGGGTCTGGTGCCTCGACAGGGCTTATGCCGGCCCGCAAGTCTGGTTCCGTGTGACGAATAATGAGCAGGGCGCCACCTTGATCATGGACGAGACGAGTGAACTTTATGATTTCAACATTTCATGGAACTCGATGAATGCGGACGAGTCCAAAGTGATCGAGAAATTGGACACGGTGGGCAAGTTGATGTCAACTTATGACCGATCGGGCCAGGCTCGTTATGACGTATACCTTCGCAAGGTGATCGAGGCCATCGATCCGAACTTGGCCAATCAATTGATTGCTCCCGCGCAGGAAGCAACCGACAAGGAGATCAAGGAAACCTCGGCCGACTTCGCAAAGATTGCATCCGGTCAAGTCGTCAATGCGCCGCAAAATTCAAATTCTCAACTTCGCTTGAGCGTCTTGCAAAGCATCGTCCAAGGTACGGAGGAGATCCCGGCCACGGACGTGCAGGATCGGCTCCAGCAGGACGAGGGCTTTGCGGCCCGTCTGAATCAATACGTTCAGGCGCTCGAGTTTCAACAGCAACAACAACGCAACGCTCTCACGGGTGCATTGGGGGTCGCCCCCGGCAACGTTCCCGGCTCGAGCATGGCGGCATAAGGAGGACAACATCATGCCAAGAGGGATTGGAACCTACGGATCAAAAAGGGGCAGACCGCCCAAGAAAAAGCCTGCAATGAAGAAACGCAAGGCAATGCCGAAGATGAAATCTAAACGCAAATACTGATGGCCAAAGGAGTAAAGCATTACACCCGTGACGGTAAAGTTTGGAATCGAGGGATGCACAAGATGGCCAATGGCAAATTGCACACGGGCAAAAGCCATACTGCTAACAGCAAGCCATTATTTCATTTTGGCCAACTTTCCGACAAGGCGAAAAAAATGGCTCGTACTCAACGAGGTAAATAATGCCGAAGGGAATTCCCAAGAAAGTAAATAGTCCTCGACGAATCCGTGCGGGTGAGCCCGGTCACGGGAAGAAGAAGTTCGTCGTCTTGGCCTCGGAAGGCGGGAAGACGAGAACGATTCGATTCGGCGATGCGAACATGAAGATTCGCAAATCCAACTCGAATGCCCGCAAGTCTTTTCGGGCTAGGCACAAATGCGATCAGAAGAAATCCAAGCTTACGGCAGGGTATTGGTCCTGCAAGAAATGGTAATATGCCAAAAGACGCTTGTTATAAGAAAGTAAAAGCCCGAGTTAAGGTTTTCCCTTCCGCTCGAGCCTCTCAACAGATTGCGAAATGTCGGAAGTCCAAAGGTCAAGTTCGCAAGACCAAAGCGGGCTCGTCGTTAAAACGATGGGGAGCCGAGAAGTGGAAAGACACTCGAACGGGCAAGCCGTGCGGACAGGGCAAGTCGAATGAATATTGCCGCCCGACCAGGCGAGTCTCGAGCAAGACTCCCGTGACCAAGTCGGAAATGAGCAAGAGCCAACTGAAGAGAAAGAAAGCCGAGAAGAGCAAGGTCGGCATGGGCAGGAAGGTCAAACCCGTAAGGAGAAAGAAATGACACTCGGCGAAGCATTGATCAGCCTCAAAGGCCGGGACGATTTCAATGTCGTCCGACGCTTTATCGAGGAACAAAAAGAGTTTTGCCTGACCGATTTTCAAGACCCCGAGTTGATCGACAATCCAAGCAAGCTTGCCCGCCTGGCCGGCGAGATCGGCGGCTTGGTTCGGATAGTCGAGGCTCTGAAAGACCCCGATGAAGCCGACGCCCCATGAGCAATTCAAGCGGGCTCACCGGGCTTTGTTGAATCGTTGGATCGAAGAGAGTGACATTGAAGACGTCGAGTTAGCCAAGATTGCGATTGCCGACGTCGACGAATGGCTTGACGAGGAGAACGTTGAGTTCGAGGCCGACTTCGATCTCGAGGATGAAACTTAAATCGATTGTCCTCGGGGCTTTGTACGAATCGGAATTCGAGGCCGAAGCGTTGAGACGTGGCTTCGTTCCTCACCGGCCCGCCTATCCGAAAGAATGGGACTTTTTGGTGGAATGTCCGAAAGGTCTTTTGAAAGTACAAGTCAAAGGAACTTCGGTCGAAGACAAGGACTCGTTCAAGATCATGACGGCCTCGGGCAGGCGAAAGAAAAAAGTGATTGGCGAAGAGGTGGACGTGATCGCTTGCTGGGTCGATCCCGTCCGAGTCTGGTATCTGATCCCGACCTCGGAAAAGCCGACTTTGACCGTCCGGCTCTTCGCAACCAATCCCCGATCTTCGAGCAAATACGAAAAGTATCGGGAAAACTGGTCGCCGTTTTACGCCCACTAGCTAGTGAAAAATTTTTCCGACCCTCCTTTATTTTGAAGATGGCGGACCAAAAGGTCCGCAGAAAATCAAACGGGAGTGCGAACCCGTCAAACGCAGGAAAATATGGCAGAGACAGTTACGACCGAGGCTCCGGGTACCGAAACGGGGGCAGAAACAGAAACGCAGGGACCAATCACAAATCTCGAGCAATTGACGGCATCGTTCGTCGAGAAAGTCGAGGAGAGTGAGGAAGCCCGACAGGAATCCGAAGCATCGGCCGAGTCCGAGACTCAAGTCGAAGCAGATGCGGAAACCGACGAGAAGGACGTTCTTTTACAGTCAACCGAAGAGGAATCGGAAGAGGAATCGGAGGAAG